ACCAAATAGTCCAAGACATAAAAGCCAAAGGACTAAAGATGCACCAGTTTCAGTTAAACAACTTCCTTCAGCGAAAAGACGTAACCTTATCAACCTTACACAAGATAGATAACTACGTTTCACGAGAAATTTACTTAAACAATTTAGAGCCACTTTAACAGGTGGCTTTTTTTATTTATTTGCGTGATTAGAATTTAATCCTATATTTGTTTAGAATTTAATCAAATGGATGCACTTAAAATATTAGCAGACCACCACAAAGAATGGGTTAAGATAGTCCGTTCATTTGGAGAGTATGACCTTGCAGAAGACGTTGTACAGGATGTTTACCTAAGAATTGTCAAGTACAATTACGAGGAGAAGATACTCAAAGACGGAAGACCAAACATTGCTTTAATGTGGATGATGCTTCGCAACCGAGCATTTGAAATAAACAAAACTGGTAGTGTTCAGTTTTTATCATTAGACGAAGTAAGAGGAGTTGCAGACGAAGACTCAGAGTTAGAAAAACACGAAGCCTTAGAAAAAATACACCAAAGAATAAACGAAGAGATGGATAACTGGCATTGGTATGATTCAATGTTATTTAAAGTCTACAAGGAAGGCAACGCATCAATGAGGGATATAGCTAAAGACTCAGGCATCTCACTCACTTCGATATTTAACACGCTAAAAAACTGCAAGGAAAGATTAAAAGATGAGGTAGGCGAGGACTACGAAGATTACAGTAATAACGATTTTGATTTATTATGACATTTAGTGTTGGAGATATAATTAGAGACGTTGAAGATGGAGACTGCTATTTTGAAGGTCAGGTAACCGAGATAGAAAAAAACGAAGTAACCAAGTACAGGCTACTGAAAATTATTTGGAGCGGAGAAGAAGATAAAGACTGTAAAGATTTGAATACTATAATAGAGCCACGATGGTGGTACATAACTAAAAAATAAATATGACATTTAAAAATATACTCGAAGTATTAGAGCGAGAGCTTGAAACACGAACTGAAAGAGCTAAGGAGTTTTACGGAATGTATTGCAAACTGGAAAAGGAAAACAAAAAGCTGAAACAAGAAAACGAAATGCTCCGTAAGGATTTAGCAGAATTAAGTAAAGAACATTTTAAAAAATAAACAATGGCAACAAAGAAAAAAGCACAAGGGTTAGGAGATACCATAGATCAAATAACCGAAGTAACAGGAATTAAAAAGCTCGTTAACTTTATAGCGGGAGAGGACTGCGGATGCGAAGAGCGTAAGCAAAAACTCAATGAGTGGTTTCCATACCGCAAACCCGAATGTCTAACTGAAGAAGAGTACAACTGGCTTACGGAAACACGAATCCTTGAAAGAGAAACATTCAAACCAACCGAAGTGACACAAGTAAAAGAAATCTATTCAAGAATAATGAAAGTACGTTTAGAGCCATCCTCTTGCGCTTCTTGTTTCAGAGAGATAGTATTTAACCTAAGAAAGATTTATCAAGCATACGAATCATAATATGAAAGTAGATAAAGTTAAAATCAGCGAGGTAAAGACGAACCCAAAAAATCCACGTTTAATCAAAGACGATAAATTCCGTAAGTTAGTCAAGTCAATACAAGAGTTCCCTCAAATGCTGGAGCTACGACCTATCGTAGTAGATGAGAACAACATTGTGCTTGGCGGAAATATGCGTTTAAAAGCGTGTAAGGAAGCAGGTATGAAAGAAGTGTTTATTGTGAAGGCAGAGAACTTAACCGAGCTGCAAAAAGACGAATTCATAGTCAAAGACAACGTAGGCTTTGGAGAATGGGACTGGGATATCTTAGCGAATGAATGGAATACTGAAAAGTTAGACGAGTGGGGCTTGGATTTGCCTATTATTTTAGGTGCGGATGAAGATTTAGAGCTAAAAGATTTAAGCAGCACTATTGATAATCTTTATCGTATTGAAGTTATTTGTAAGGATGAGGAACACCAAGAAAATACTTATAACAAATTAATTGAGGAGGGTTACGAATGCCGACTTTTGACATTATAAAAGAATCCAAACCAAGTAAAACTTTTAGAGTTGCTTCGGTTATTGGTAAGTTTGATTTACAATCAGAAAACATTGTAGAACACTTTAAGGGAGACATAAACATTCCTGAACAATGGCAAGTAGGTTTAATTGTAGGAAAAAGCGGAACAGGAAAAACTACAATAGCCAAACAATTATTTGAAGATGCTTACGTAACATCCTATGAATACACGAAAGAAACTGTATTAGATGATATGCCAAAAGAATGTAGTGTAGAACAAATAACATCTGCATTTAATTCAGTAGGGTTTTCAAGTCCACCAAGTTGGTTAAAACCTTACTCAGTTTTAAGTAATGGACAAAAGATGCGTGTTGACTTAGCACGTGCAATTTTAGAAGAGCAGAAGTTTTTTGTATTTGATGAGTTTACAAGCGTTGTAGATAGAAACGTTGCACAAATAGGTTCATTTGCTATGCAGAAAGCAATTAGAAAAACGGATAAAAAGTTTATAGCAGTTACTTGTCACTTTGACGTACAAGATTGGCTAATGCCTGATTGGGTATTTAACACCGATACGATGACCTTTCAAAGTTTTGAAGGGCAAAAAAAAAATAGACCAGATATCAAATTTGAAATATTCAATTACGGAGATAAAAGCATCTGGAAAATGTTTGCTAAGCACCACTATTTAAGCCATTCGCATAACAACGCTGCAAATGTATTTATAGCAACAGTAAACGATGAGATAGCAGGATTTATAAGCATACTTCACTTTCCGCACCCAAAGGTAAAGAATATGAAGAAAGTACATAGATTGGTTATATTGCCAGATTATCAAGGTGCTGGCATTGGATTAAAATTATTAAATGAAATTGGAAAATTATATAAACAAGAACAACAAAGATTTAATATAATGACTTCTGCACCAAGTTTAATATTTGCATTAAAAAAATCAAAGCAATGGGATTGCGTTAGATATGGTAGAGTATCAGAAGCAAAAAAAGGTGTTTTAGAAGGAACTACTTCAAAGAATAGAATAACTGCATCATTTGAATTAAAATAATTAGAGATAAATTAGAAAGATGGCAAACGAAGAAAACTTAATACCTGCTAAAAAAGGTGAGGTAAGAAACCCAAACGGAAGACCTAAAGGCGCAAAGAACCGAAGCACAATAGCACGTCAATGGTTAGAAGTAAATCAGTCGCTAAAGAACCCATTAACAGGCGAGCAGGAAACTATGAGCCAAGAGGATTTAATGACGTTAGCGTTGATTAAAAAGGCACGTGAGGGCGATGTAGCTGCTTACAAAGCATTGATGGATTCAGGCTATGGCGCACCGCTTCAGCAAGTAGAGCAAACAATAACCGAGTTACCACTATTTCCTGATGTACAAGAGGACAACGGCAACGAATAAGGTACTGGCTTTAAAGAAGCGTATTAAGATTGTTCAAGGTGGAACGTCGGCTTCAAAAACGTACTCAATCCTTGCTGTGTTAATTGACAAGGCACTACGTAAAGACGGACTCGAAATAAGCATAGTAGCAGAAAGCATACCTCATCTAAGAAGGGGAGCATTAAAAGACTTTGTTAAAATACTAAAATGGACAAACCGATTTTATGACCAACAGTTAAACAAGTCGCTGCTTACATATCATTTTAAAAACGGAAGCGTAGTAGAGTTTTTCTCAGCAGATGATGCTTCTAAGCTCAGAGGTGCAAGACGTGACATCTTGTACATTAACGAGTGCAACAACGTAACCTTTGAGTCATACAATGAGCTTTCAATACGTACAAAGCAAGAGGTGTATTTGGACTTTAACCCTGCCAATGAGTTTTGGGTACACAAGGAACTAAAAGACGAACCAGACACGGACTTTATAATCTTAACCTACAAAGACAACGAGGCACTTGACGAATCAATAGTCGCACAAATAGAAAAGAACCGAGACAAAGCAGCTACAAGTTCTTACTGGGCAAATTGGTGGAGGGTGTATGGTCTTGGTGAGGTAGGCAGTCTTGAAGGAGTAGTCTTTAACAACTGGAAAGAAATTGACACCATACCAAAAGAGGCAAAGCTCATAGGAATAGGATTAGACTTTGGATACACGAATGACCCTACGGCAGCAATTGAGATTTACAACTATAACGGAACACGGATAGTAAACGAACTTGTTTACCGCACTGGAATGGTAAATTCCGACATCGCTAAGATACTTCCGTCAGGTGTTATTATTTACGCAGATAGCTCAGAGCCTAAATCAATAGAAGAAATCAGAAGGCAAGGCAAAACAATTAAAGGAGTAACGAAAGGAGCTGACTCAATCAACTACGGTATTGATGTAATGCAAAGGCAAGACTATTTAGTAACTAAGCAAAGCACAAATCTGATCAAAGAACTACGCTCCTATTGTTGGGATACTGACAAGCAAGGTCAACGAATGAGAAAACCAATAGACCACTACAATCACGCTATAGATGCGCTTAGATACCACGAGATGGAAGCACTCGGACTAAAATCAAACTATGGACAATACAACATCCGATGAGCTGCCTAAAATGATTAGGGTAGTAGAGCAATACATCAAAGACAAGACAGGCAAAAGAGTCAACATTGTATTCAATGACCTCTTTAACGTCAGAAGGCACACTCAGATGCTGGCTCAGGCTTATGCCTATGTGTTACAAAAAGACGAATCACAAGTTAAATAATTATGGAAGTACAAATAAACGTACCATCAACACTAAACGAAATCCCACTAAAGCACTATCAGGACTTTCTGAAGGTGCAGCGTGACTCTACTGACGAGGAGTTTGTAGCTCAAAAGATGGTAGAGATATTCTGCGGAATCCGATTAATAGAAGTAGCCAAGATAAAGCTGACTTCACTAAACGAATTGATAGCACACTTTACGCAACTGTTTAATCAAGTGCCTAAATTCACACCTAAATTTATGATAGGCGATATTGAGTTTGGCTTTATTCCTGAACTTGAAGAGATAACCTTTGGAGAGTACGTTGATTTAGATTCACATTTGCAAAGCTGGGATAAATTCCACAAGGCAATGGCAGTTTTGTACCGCCCTATAAAAACACGAAGTGGAGATAAATACGAGATAGCAGAATACAACCCTAACAAAGATATGGAGGAGCTAATGCAGTACGCACCATTAGACGTATGTATTGCAGCATCGGTTTTTTTTTGGACTTTAGAAAGCGACTTACTGCAAGCTACTCTGAATTATTTGGAGACGGAGATGAAGAAGGAGAAGAACCTGTCGCAGACTTTAGCGAAACAACTCAATTTAGCAAACGATGGGGATGGTATCAGTCACTTTATGCACTCGCTAAAGGAGATGTCACAAAGTTTGACGACATCGCCAAGTCAAGGGTTACTAAATGTCTTACCTATCTCACATTCGAAAAGCAAAAAAACGAAATTGAACAACGGCAACTTGAAAGACAACTAAGACGATGAAAGGATTTTACGATATAACGAACAAACTTAAAACACACTTTATAGCTGACCCTATTGTAAACACAGTAACGGAAGGAGACATCTTTGAGGTGGACTTAAACAAGCAGACAATCTTTCCGCTTGTACATATGATGATCAACAACGCATCGTTTGAAACCAATGTTGTGCGCTTTAACGTAAGCCTCATTGCGATGGACATTGTTGACATAAGCAAAACTGCAACGACTGACGTGTTTATAGGCAACTCAAATGAGCAAGATGTACTCAACACGCAATTGGAGGTCTTAAATCGAGCGTATGCGCTAATGCTACACGGAAACTTGTGGGATGATAAGTACGTTGTTGATGGCAACCCTACTTGTGAGCCGTTTACTGAACGCTTTGAGAACTTTATGGCAGGCTGGACTATGACACTTGACATACTTATCCCTAACGAGGTAACAATCTGCTGATGCAAAACACGGAGGTTCAAAAGGAATTAGAACGCTTTAGAGACTATGTTGTTAGTCAATCAAGGCGCAACCTTTCAAGGCTACGTAAAAACTCGTCTAAACGCTTGTATCAATCAATTCAAGGCAAAGTAAAGACGATGCCTAACTCTATATCAATTGAGTTTGAAATGGAAGACTACGGAGTGTTTCAAGATGCAGGTGTTTCAGGTAAGAAAAAGAAGTACAACACACCTTACTCCTATAAATCAAAGATGCCTCCTCCAAAGGCTTTTGACAAATGGATAGTTAAAAAGGGATTAGCACCAAGAGACAAGGGTAAGTTTAAAAGCAGAAAGAGTTTGTCATTTGCAATCGCTCGTAGTGTATTTATGAACGGTATAAAACCGAGCTTGTTTTTTACTAAACCGTTTGAGGCAGCTTACAAGCGACTACCTGAGGAGCTGGTAGAAAAATACGGACTTGATGCTCTAAAATTATTCAATGAACAAATAGACCAAATACAAAAACAAAATGGCTAACATATTTACAAGGAGTCCACACATCGTAGAAATAAACGTAGCAGGGCAAGTAGAAACCAAGATAGAACTTTACTTGTGGAACTCAGGTTCAATGCCGAGCTCACCACAGTACGTTTTAAGCAAGTTAATTGCTGCGACTAATGCTCCTACAACCTATTACGATTTATCGCCTTACATCAGCGAGTTTATAGACCACAACAATCTACAAACGCAACCTGCTACAACGGCAGCTACTCCGACAAATCAGTACGTAAATTTCTTGTATAGAAAGTACAGGAGAATCGGAAGCACCTTTGCACAAACTGGTTCTGATGTTACTGGCTTAGGCTTTAACGGATTTGGATACTATGCAGAAGGAAGCAACCCTGTTTTATTTGATGTCTTTTCTGATAACACGAATTACTATTATAACCCTATAAACAACGTAGGATGGTTTACGGCTTACACAGGTGGCAATGTAGCCAAAGTGAAATACACGAATTATAGTACGGCAGCAACGCAAACTATAACCCTAAGCGTAAACGCAGTAAGAGACGTTGTAAGAGTTTATGCAGGGTGGGAGGCAGTAGGTAATAAGGTTGAGTTTTTAAATTCAGCAAACGCAGTTTTATGGACTTCCAATGTTTACCCAAAAACGGAATGTAAATATACTCCAGTTCAGATTGACTTTGTAAATAAATACGGAGCGTGGCAGAGAGAGTGGTTCTTCAAAGCAAGTTACGATACCTTAAACGTTGAAAACACGGAGTATAACCTAATGCAAAGCACGTTCCCTAACTACCTATTAACCGAAGGACAAAGAGAAGTGTTTAATGCTAACGGAAAGCAAACAATCAAAGTAAACACGGACTGGGTAGATGAAACCTTTAAGGAGAAAATTAAGCAGCTAATGTTAAGCGAAAAGATACTTGTAAACGAAACTGCTGCGAAGCTAAACACTAAGTCAATGGACTTAAAGAAATCCATAAACTCGAATCTAATCAATTACGAGATGGAGTTTGAATTTGCTTACGACGTTATTAACTCAGTAATGTAATGAGCAGAGAGGTACACTTATACGTCAGTACAACACGCTACCAAAATATAACTACATCGGTAGTCAATAACTTCTTTCAAAGCGTTACTAATGCTGGAGGAGTATGCGAAAGCGGTCAATGTATGATTGACTATCTTAACTCGTTAGGCGGTTTGTTTGACAACTATGAAAACTCGGAAAGATTAGAACTATTCAATGACGAAACAATAAACCTAACAAGTACAGTACAAAACGTTCAA